CCATCGGCTCGCTGCTGACTGATATGCCAATTCTTGGCGCAGTCGCAGGCGTAGCCGTGGCCGGGTTCGTGGGATTTGTCGCCGTCTTGCCGATCGTTGCCGCAGTTAAGGGCGCTTTTATCGCTCTAGGTCTTTCGGCTTCGGGTATGTGGGCCGCCATCACGGGGCCGGTTGGTTTGGCAATCGCCGCAGTCGTCGGTGTTATCGCAATTTTCCAACTGCTCTACAACAAAGTTGAGCCGTTCCGAAATTTCGTCAACGCCCTGGGCGACATTGTCAAAACAGTGGTCGGCAAGATCGTTGATTTTTTCATGCTGCTGCCAAGAGCAGTGATGAGAGTGGTCGGCATGATCCGCAAGTTTTTTGGCCGTGGCTTTGGGGCTATTGCCAAAGACACCATCAAAGCGGTGGCGAACCTTGCGCTGCAATGGTTCACCCTGCCGCTCAAAGTCGCCCAGGTGGTCTCCAAGATCATCGCCCACTTCACTGGCATTGATCTGTTCAAAGCCGGGGCAGATGCTCTCACCTCGATGTGGGAAGGCTTCAAAGATATCTGGCCCAGATTTAAGGATTGGCTAGTAAATGGCTTTAAGGAAGCCGTCGGCAACATCGCGGGCCGCTTAGATCCGCGCAACTGGTTTGGCGGTGGAAACGACGGCCAGGATCAGCAGCCTGCGGCTATCGACGGTGAGCGCGCCATGGGTGGCCCTGTCAGGCGGGGTGGGTCCTACTTAGTCGGGGAGCGCGGGCCGGAGTTGTTCAGCCCCACCCAAAGCGGGCAGATCCTGAGCAACAGCCAGACCAGCAGCGCCCTGAGCATGGCGCCAACAATCAACATCACGGTGACGGAAAGCAACGCCACCGCTGACGACATCGCGGCAGCAGTTAGCCGGGCGTTGGATGATGCACTTATGGAGGCAGAGGCGGGCGTGCGTGCCCTTCTGAATGACTAATGGCTGAAACACTTCTCACACTTGGGGCCTATCAGTTTTCGATGGAAAACGCCGCCCACGACAACCTCAAGAGGTCGAAAACTTACCGATGGGTTCAGCAGCAACGCCTCACGCGCGAGCCGGCCTCTCAGTTCGTCGGCGAAGGGGCCGAGACAATCAGTCTGAGCGGCAAGATTTACCCGCACTTTCGCGGCGGCCTTGGCCAGATCGACGAGATGCGCGCTGAGGCAGACAAAGGCGAGGCTCTGACCCTTGTGGATGGCCAGGGAACGAACCTGGGCCAGTGGGTGATCAAATCGATTAGCGACACCCAGAAGTCCTACACCGGGCCAGGTATCCCGCGTTGCATCGACTTCTCAGTCAGCCTCATGTCCTATGGGGCAGACACCAGCACCGGAAACTCTGGCGGTGGCGGCAGCGGCACTGGCGGCATCGGCGATTTTTTCAATTTCTTGGTCAACATCGCGTGAGGTGATTTATGGCTCTTTGGTACACATGCAAGGACGGCGACCAACTGGACGCCATTTGCAAAGACATTTACGGGTACAGCAGGGGCAGCACTGAGGCAGTGCTGAGCCACGAGAGCAACCGCGAGCTAGCCCGCAAAACGCCAGACCTGCAGGCCGGCGATCAGGTTTATTTGCCCGACCTGCCGCCGGTTGAGACTGGCGTGCAAAGCGTCAACCTTTGGAGCTGACCCATGCAGCCGCGCTTTCGCTTAGACGTATCTGGCAACAACGTGACCGACTCCATTTCGGACCGCATTGTGTCAATCAAGGTCAACGATGAGGCGGGCCAAAAATCAGACACCCTCGACGTAACTGTCGATGATCGCGACGAGAGTTTGCCGATTCCTACCGCGCGGGCTGATATGAAAATCTGGCTGGGCTACGAGGGAACAGATCTGACATATATGGGGCGGTTCACGATTGACGAGGTTTCCTTAAAAAGCAATCCATCAACGATGACGGTTCGAGGCAAAGCCTCTGACAGCTCGCCTGAGTTCAAAGCAGCAAAAACCCGCAGCTGGCACCAGCAGACCATTGGGGAGATCGTCACCCAGATCGCTGGGGAGCATGGCTTGACTCCAGGCGTTCACAGCAATTTTGCGGATCGGCTCATTGAGCACATCGACCAAGAGAACGAAAGCGACGCGCATTTTCTTACCCGCCTGGGCAAGCTTTACGGAGCAGTGGCAAAGCCGGCCGACGGCCGCCTGCTGTTTATCCCAGAGGGCGCAGGGATCTCGACAAGTGGCCAATCTCTCAGCGCGGCGATCATCGATAAAAGCGAGATCACATCAATCAGCGCCAAGATCAAAGAGCGGGGCCAATACAGCGGCGTGATCACTCGCTACCGCGACAAAGAAACCAACAGCGAAGTGGAAGTGGAGACAACGGAAGCGTGGCAAGCCCGCTTAGGCCCTGGCCCTGTGTTCCGTGACAAAAAACTATACACGTCAAAGGATATGGCGGAACAAGCCGGGAAGGCGCAGCTAGATCGGTTAAGAGGCGGGACAGTTCAAATTGACTTCACAATGCCGGGCCGGCCCGACATATTCGCAGAAAGGCCGATAAAACTGGAGGGTGTCAGATCTCCGATGGCTGGCGAGTGGATTGTCAAAACTGTGACTCACACGCTGGGCAATGGAGGATTCACCACCAAGGTCAGCGCAGGGTCGAAGCCCGAATGATCGATAAAATTAAGGCATAGGGGGGCCGCAGTGACAGAAAAGAAAAGCTATTGGCAGAACCTCATCACGGGCACCGGGCAAGCGTTGCCCATGGCGGTGATTGGGGCGCTAATGGCGTTTGGCACGCTGATGGTCAATGTTCAAATTCAGCTTTCTGAGTTGCGACTAAAACAAGACCAAACGCTGCAGATATTGGAAAGAAGCGAGCAAGCAAGGGACAAAGCCCTGGCATGGCTGAAAGAAGAGATTGAAGATATTGAGGCAAGGGTCGACCGGCTTGAGGGCCGGCGACCTTAAACAAGGGGGGCCTATGGGTTTCATCGCCCGAGCGTTTGAGCACTACGAGGGACTTCCTCACCAACGCGAAGCCATTGCAAAGCTTGAGGGCATGGTGCCCGTGCATTGCGTCGAGGTTTTCGCAAGGATGTTCAGCCCTGACAGCAATCTGGGGCATGTGCTTCAGGTGCCGTTCATGAGCCAGCTGGACAACAAACTCATGGCGCATCGCACCTGCAACCCGTCTAGTTGCGCGATGTGCCTGGAGTATTTAATGCCAGGGGTTATTGATGGTGACGACGATCTGATTGTCGAAATGGAGCGGCGGGCGTGGGACGTGACTAATCACACCGCGATGACCAAAGTTCTCAGGCTTTATGGGCTTGAGTCGGTTTTCCGCTTCGACCTCACTAGAGAAACCCTGGAAAATGAAATCAGATGCGGCCGCCCCGTTGTTCTCGGGATCCTGCACAAAGGCCCAGCTGACAAACCTTGGGGCGGTCACATGATCGTTGCCGTCGGTTTAGATCCTGCGGAGAACGCGGTGATTTGCCACGATCCCTATGGCTCACTATTGGATGGCTACGCTGGACATGCCGAGACAGGCAAGTTTGTGCGCTATCCCTGGTCAGAGCTGCGGAGCCGCTGGCTTGTAGAAGGTCCCACGTCAGGATGGGGCCGCATCTTTTTAACTTCCAAACAACAGGAGACCCCAAATGCAAATTTCAGAGCTGCTTAGCAACCCAGCAACCTGGATCATCCTGGCCGCCGTGTCAGAAGTGATCGCTTTGAGCCCACTGCGCTCCAACTCAATCATTCAGCTAGTGCTCCAGGCGCTGTTTTCACTAAAGCCTGTCGCCAAAAAAAAGGACTGAGCGTCGTCCCGCATGACGCGAAGTGGCTTTTCCGCTTCAATTCGCGAAGCCCCTTGGAAAAGCTTCGGCGGATTCTGGCGGCCCAAAAATTTCACGCAACGCTGAAAGGGAAACTTGATGCTGAAATTTCTAAGGTCTCTCGTGAACTGGACCGCCAAGAATCACGGGGTGGTAGAGCGCCCAATGGGATTCAAGGTCAATTCACCGAGCACCCCATCAACCCCGAAAACATCGGCACCCCAGCCGAGTCCCTCGGAGGCCCTATCAGTTGGTCGCTCTCTGTTAGTCGAGACGAACAAGAAACAGAGGCAAGCGATGATCCGCCAGCTGGCTCTACATGAAGGGCTGCGGCTAAAGCCTTACAAATGCACCGCAGGGGCGCTCACAATCGGGTACGGGCGCAATCTCGATGCGCGTGGCATCACTGAGGCAGAAGCCGAAATGATGCTTTCCCATGACATCGACGACTTCCAAGACCGACTCTTGCGCGAGATCCCGTGGATGGCGGAGCTGTCACCTGTCCGCCAGAGAGTGCTGTTGGATATGGCATTCAATCTCGGCATTTCTGGCCTTCTTAAATTCCAACGAACCCTCGCGGCAGTCCGCGGGGAGGAATACGAACGCGCCGCCGCGATGATGCTGGACAGCCGATGGGCCACCCAGGTTGGCACTCGCGCAAAGCGCCTTAGCAAGATGATGGCGACCGGGCAGATCCCACCGGAGCTGCAATGAGCGACGCAGTAGACAGGCCAGCCCACTACACCAAAGGGGGCGTGGAATGTATCGACGCTGTGGACGCGGCGATTAGCGACCTGGATGGCGTGGAAGCTCACTACACAGCCAGCGCGATTCAATACCTTTGGCGCTGGAAACAGAAAGGGGGTGTGGAGGATTTGCAGAAAGCGAAATGGTATCTGAATCGATTGATTGAGACGGCTTCCGCTCGCTGAGATATACCGCCGCCTGGTCAACAGCGCGTCTGCGTTCTTGTTTCATCAGGTGGCTGTATCTGGCAGTTGTTGCGGTCGAAGCATGGCCCAGCAGCTCCCCAATCACGCCAAGCGTGTGCCCTGAGCTGATCAGGTAGCTCGCAAAGGTGTGCCTTAAGTCGTGAACCCAAAGGTCGCGGATCTCGGCCGCTTCCTTAAGTCGCGACCACGGCTTGTGGTGTTCTGCGAGGTGACCCTTTCCTCGGCCTCGGATTAACCACTCGCCGGGCGGTTCGTGGTCCCGCAGCTCCATGACTACGCGCAGCGCGTCAGTTCCCAGCACAACCTCCCGGTGCTCGGTTCTGTCGCGTTTGTGTTTTGTTGGCCTGATTACTTGGTCGACTAAGTCGACCTCAGACCATCGAGCCGACATGATTTCGTTGAGCCTGGCGCCCGTGAGCATCAGCAGCTGGATCATGCACGCGAAGCGAAAATGGATTCCGCCCGCCGCTTTCTTTTCACGCAGGGCCGCCAAAAGGCGGTCGACTTCATCCGGCGACGCATAACGGCGCCGCGACTTTTCCGGGTGGTGTTCTATCCCCTCGCAGGGGTTGCAATGGTCGCGGGGCAGCCAGCCCCATCGCTTGGCCAGCCCCATCGCTTTGCTCAGTGTTTCAAGGCAGCGATTCGCGGTGACCGGCTGTGGGTGTGCTGCGTGCCAATCCCAAAGGGCGCCCTGGTCAATGTCGCGCAGCCGCCAGTTCGCGAAATCAGCTCTCAGCAGGTGGTTGCGAAAATA